AATGGAGCAAGTTTAAACTTTTATGCGTACATTCGCGTTAGTTTAACAAACATAATTAGTCATGTCAGAAACTAACCAACAAGACAGAGAGCCTACGGAAGCTGAGTTAAAGGCTTACCGGGACAAAATGATTCAGTACTACAAAGAGCAGATTCCTTTGCTAAAGTCTCAGAAAGAATATGAGACTCTCCTTGCTGATATCGAAGAAGCACGAGCTAAACGTGTCACTATGACAATGCGTATTGCTCAAATCATGGCTGGACCACCTGAACCTAAGGAAGAAGAAAAAGTTAATTCGCCAGACGTAGCTTCAGAAGAAGAACATCCTACTCGTCAACTTAAAAAGGAGGAAGTATGAAAAAAGAAGATTTTACCTATGCTAAAGTAAAAGCTGCTGTAGAGAAAGCTGGTTTTAAGTTCTTCACTGGAAACATGAATGTTAACATGATCGGTGTACGTTCTAAGAATCGCAAGGTCGACAACTGGGATGACTTCTTTATTCTATGTTGGCAAGAAAACGGTAAAAACATGATCTGGGTAAACGATCAGTTTACTACGGATCCTGGTATTTACTATATGCAGCACAAGCTTCTTAATCCTGCTGGTTGCGGTATTCTTGCCCGTGGACAATATCGTGGAGTATGGAAGATTGGAAAGCATGGTGCAGCTCAGTACGAAGCCTTTGTTCAAACCGGCAACAAAGTTAAGCTTTACCGCGACCGTAACAAGGATAACATAATGGACTTTGATCCTAATTCTATTATGGAAGGTTTCTTTGGCGTGAATCAGCATCATGGATATGATTCTTTGAAAGTGAAGAACAACAGTGCTGCGTGTCAAGTACACCGATATAAAAAGGATCTGGCTTATGTCTTATCCATAGCCAAAAAGAATATAGCAGCAGGAAACGGTGATAGCTTTACCTACACTCTGCTTGAAGAAGGAATAGATTTTTAAACCAACACCTATGGCAAAGGTTAAACTCGTAGAAAAGCGAGCTAGGCTTTCTCTATGGGACATAGTTAAGTTCCAGCTGATCACTCATTGCTACCTGACAAAGGTCGCATTGAGTGAATCACAGCTGAACTGTTTGACACTACTTGCTGTAAAAGGTAAGTACGGACTGACAGACTTCTGCACTTTAGCTAGTACTGAAGGTATCTTCAAGACTACTCAGACCGTACGAAACTGTTTGGTGAAAATGGAGAATGAAGGATTCATACTCAAAGAAGGGACGAACAAGAAGAGAATAATGGTTCATCCTGATTTGAAGATTCAAGCTAATGGAAACGTACTTTTAGATTGTAAGTTTGTGCATGTTGAACCCCAAGAAGCCTAAAGAGTGTGTCAAGCGAACGGCAGAAGCCTTAGGTGCAGATGAGAATCTTGTACAAGATATTGTCGACTTTTATTGGAAAGAAGTCCGTAAAGCTCTAAGTGATCTGCGTGGCCCAAGAATAGAAGTAGCAAACTTCGGGACTTTCCGGATAAAAAGCTGGAAGCTCCAAGAAGCAAAAGATGATTATCAGAAACTACTTAATAAGCATAATCCTGAGAAGATGACATTTCAAAGACATGCTGTGAGAGCAGAGATTGAACAACGAATAGAACAAATATCAAATATGCAAAAGATGGTTGAAGATGATCAATATCGCAAACAACAGGTAAAAAAGAAACGCAATGATGAAGAATCTAAGAGAAATACTCAAACACCGAAAGCTGATTCTTGAGGGAGTGAGCAACTCCATATTTAAGAAAGATCATGTAGAAAAGATAGCTAAAGAGCGACTTGAAATATGTGCCAAGTGTCCTCTTATTGATAATGAGGGAAGCAAATGTATGGTATCAGGAACACAACCTTGTTGTTCTGCCTGTGGATGCAAACTCGCATTTAAAACACGATCTTTATCTTCAGAATGTGCTCACCCAGATGGACCGAAGTGGTCAGCTATTTTGAAGCAAGATGAAGAAGATAAACTATATAAGGAGATAGATTACAAACCTGATGGAGAATAAAATAACATATCATATGCTTGAGGTAGATGTTCTGCAAGACTTTGACGATAGACTTTCAGAGAAAAAGCTTGTAGCTGATACAAGGTTACGCCTTGCAGTTCATACAGGCTCCACCAGTATACATTCTTCTAATCTAGAATTGATGCGCTCTAATCTTCGAGGTAATGTCACTGAACTGAGAAGAGAGAATAAGCTTTTTGCTGAAGAAGCAGATGCGCTTTATAATATGATTGATTCTCCAGATGAAGAAAATCTTGTTGTAGCACAAACTATAATAGAAATCAAGATATGAGCTTTGAGAAATGTCCAGTATGCAATGGAACAGGTGTATATCCTAGTCCAGGCACTTTTAATACCTCGTCTCTATGTCCTATTTGCAGAGGTGCTAGGATAATCAATAAGCTTAGTGGTTTACCGCCGGCTTGTTACATGTCAACTCAAAAACCAACCCAAGATGTCAGTAATATTTCAAGCGAAGGATCACAGCTACAAGAGCGTAAATCCTGAAGAAAACATAGACTGGATGAGTGTTACCTCATTTGTAAGTCTCTTTAAACCTAAGTTTGATACAGAAGCTCAAGCTGTAAAATCAGCTCGTAATCCTAAATCTAAGTGGTATAAACTACCTATTGAAGAGATTATAGCTGCTTGGGAGTCGGAAGGAAAAAGAGCAACCGACTTAGGTACATGGTATCATAATCAACGTGAAAAAGACATAAGCTCTCACCTTACTATTCAGAGAGCTGGTGTAGAAATCCCTATCATAAAACCTATATATAATGGAGAAATCAAGATCGCTCCTGAACAGAGACTAGTAGAGGGTATTTATCCAGAGCATTTTGTTTACCTGAAATCTGCAGGTATATGTGGTCAATCTGACCGGGTAGAAGTTGTCAAATCTACAGTAGATATCATCGATTACAAGACCAACAAGGAGATAAAACTCAAGAGCTTCAAGAACTTTGAAGGAATATCTCAAAAAATGTTAGGCCCTTGTGTTCACCTGGATGACTGCAATTATTACCACTATGCTTTACAGCTTAGTGTTTACATGTACATAATCATAAAGCATAATCCTCAGCTTAAGCCTGGGAAGCTTACATTACACCACGTTATATTCGAGGAAGAAGGCGCGGACAAATATGGTTATCCTATCGCTAAGAAAGATGATCAGGGTAACCCTATAGTAAAGGATATCTTTCCTTATGATGTACCTTATCTTAAATCAGAGGTAATAGGTATGATCAACTGGCTACACGAGAATCGTCCTACACTAAAAACTAAATGAACATGATAAAGAATAAGTACAACTTTCCGCTAAAGATGGGGAGAAGGTTCAAGGAGTACAAAGCTCTTTACAACAAAATAAAAGATCAGATGGTTCCTAACCTGACTTTGACTGCTCATCCTAAGATCTTGCTCCATCGTGGGACACTCATACATCTGAAAAGGTTCTTCAAAGGATTAACACTTCAGTAGCTCTAAAATCATGATAAGATTATTCGACGTGCAAGATGATAAGCTTGTTCCAACGGAACACTGTTATGCCTTGAATTTCCTCAAGAATATAATAGATGCTTATCCAGATAGTTACATAGAAGTGTATAAGTATTTGTTCTATATGACATGCCCTAATCCAGATGTTAATCCTTTCTTCAATGTTCCTGAAGAAGACAAGGAAGATATCATATTGCGAGAGATAAAGGCTAACTTCTCTACAGAAGATGACTTGATTGTTATTGCTAAGGAAAGATGTCGACAGTTGTATGAGACACCTACTGTTAGAGCTTATAACGGTATGGCCAAGATGATAGATAGATTAGCTCGGTACATGGAAACTACTCCTATTACTCATGGTCGAGACGGTAACATCAACTCATTGGTCACCGCTGCCAAAAATTTTGAGGCTATCAGACTCTCTTTTAAAGGGGTATACAAAGACCTACAAGAAGAACAAAAGACTCACGCAAGAGGAGGCGCTGGTTTAGCATATGATCAATAATTATTACATAGAGATTCCTACTTGGAAGGATGGTGAGTGGGTAGAACCTACTCTCTTTAAAACACGGGAGGAGTTTAAACTCTTTGTGCGATCCTGCTTTAAAGAGCCCGGTAAATATGAATTTGATGAGACAAGTTTCTTCTTCAATGAAGAAGGTCGTCGGTATAATCAACAAGGCTTCTATTGTGCAGCACCTTTTCGTAGTAAAGATTTTGTCAACTACTGGGACGATCAAAAGGCTAAATGTAGAAAAGGTGTGATATTTCGTAACGGAGAAAAGGTTTGGTATCTTACTAGAGATTACTACATGTGGATTAACTTTCTACCGATCAACAATAAAGAGACTAGAAGATTCAACTTTCCTGATGTACGTGATGCACAGTATCACATGGCTTTGTATGAAATTCTTGCCGAGCTAAACTATCTCCACTGTGCTATCTTAAAGAAACGTCAAGTTGCTTCTTCTTACTTTCACTGTGCTAAACTCATAAATCAAATCTGGTTCGAGGAGACACCTATTCTTAAGATAGGTGCGTCTTTAAAAGACTATGTCAACGAGAAAGGATCTTGGAAGTTCTTGAATGAATATTTATCATTCTTAAATGAACATACTGCATGGTACAGACCTATGAATCCAGGTAAGGTAGGTATGTGGCAACAACAGATTGAAGAAACAGACGCTCGAGGTAGGAAACACATGAAAGGTTTAAAAGGCGTGCTTTCAGCGGTAACATTTGAGAAAGATCCTACATCTGGTGTTGGTGGTCCGTGTACTTACTTCTTCCACGAGGAAGCAGGTATCGCACCTAAGATGGATACCACAGTAGAGTTCCTTTTTCCTGCACTTCAATCAGGACACATTACTACTGGAACTTTCATTGCTGCGGGATCTGTGGGTGATCTTGATCAATGTCAACCTTTGAAAGAGATGATTCTTAAACCAGGAGCTAATAGTATATATGCCGTGGAGTCAAATCTCTTGGATAATGAAGGGACTGTAGGACTTACTGGATTGTTTATTCCAGAGCAATGGTCTATGCCTCCCTATATAGATCAGTATGGTAACTCTCTTGTTGAAGAAGCTTTAAAAGCTATTGATATAGAACGTGAAAAGTGGAAAAGAGATCTCTCACCAGAAAAGTACCAGCTTCGTATCTCCCAGCATCCAAAGAATATTGCTGAAGCATTTGACTACAGAAAAGTATCCAAGTTCCCGCTTAATCTGGTTGGTGCTCAAAAAAGGCGTATTCTCGACAAGGAATACCCTATTGAGTTTTTAGATCTACAGAGAGATGAGCATGGTAAGATCCAGGCTAAAATAAGCAATAAGCTGCCGATCACAGAATTCCCTATTACGAAAGACATTGAGGATAAAACAGGTGTAATTGTAGTTTACGAAAGACCTAATTCTAATGCTCCATGGGGAACCTATTATGCTTCTGTAGATCCTGTTTCCGAAGGCAAGACTACTACTTCAGAATCTCTTTGCTCAATATACGTGTACAAGAATCCGATCGAAGTTACTCGGATAAATGGAGATCAGACAGAAACGTTTGTTGAACATGATGGAATCGTTGCTTCTTGGTGTGGCCGATTTGATGATATCAATAAGACTCATGAGCGCCTCGAGATGCTTATCGAGTGGTATAATGCTTGGACTATTGTCGAGAATAACGTTAGTCATTTTATCCGACACATGATTTCACGACGTCTTCAGCGATACCTTGTACCAAAAAACCAGATCGCCTTTTTGAAAGACCTTGGCGCCAATACTAACGTATTTCAAGATTATGGTTGGAAGAACACCGGGACTCTCTTTAAGAATCATATGCTCAGCTATTTGATTGAGTATTTAACGGAAGAGATTGA